TTTTGGGCTTCATCGAAAGAGGGCTCCTTTTCAACCGGTTTTTTGCGTCATTCGTTGCATTTTCCGTTGAAAAAGATACGACATTTCAACAAGTATATCAATATATTTTAAATAGTTACTCTCTTTTTAAGAGCCGACTAATATATATACCCCTCCCATAGGGGAGACTGTGAACGAAGATCCCGCGCGTTCCCTAGAGCGCCCCACGGGAGGGGATGGGGAAAAGCCTTCTCACCCTGCAGGGGAAAGTTCGGGCATAGATCCTGCCGTTGACCTGGACGGCCCGGGCATCGAGTTCATGGAACTGCGCGACGCCTACGACGCCGTGCGCCCTGAAGGCCCGCTGGACGGATTCCCGGAATACAAGCAGCTCAAGGCGGCCCGTGACCGCACAGGGCGCAGCCGATACCCCGGCAATGCCCGGCTCATTGACGACTTCACCCTCCGCAAGGCGGCCGGATTCTGGAATCCCGGCTATGAAGTCGGCCTTGCCCGGTATCTCAAGACGCGTCTCTGGGAACAGCCCGTCAAAGCCCGCGCCTCGCCCGGCAAGCCCTCGCAGGCGGAACGTGAGGCGGCGGAACGGGAAATCGAGGCACGGCACAGGCGGCTGTTTGGCGACAGGAAGGCACGGGAGGCTACGGCATGAACAGGCAGACATTCGACGACGCGATGACGGAAGTGTTCGCCGTCTTCGGCCTCAACCCCAAGGCGGAAGGAATCCTCGGCGTGTGGTTCCGCAAGGTCGAGTTCATCCCCGACGAGGCCGTGGGCTACATCGCGGAACAGCTCTGCGAGGGCGAAACCCTGCCCCGCAATGTCCCGCTTGCCATGAAGCGCCTGTGGTTCGACTGGCGGGCCAAAAACCCGCAGAAGGTCGCCCGCGAGGATTGCCCGCACTGCCGGAACACCGGCGTCCGGCAGTGCTGGTGGGACGACGTGAACACGGGGCGCTGGGTGTACTTCGCCGTGCCCTGCCCGGTCTGCCAGCAGGGCAAGCCGCACTGCCCCGAATCCCTGCACGAACTGGAAGACCGCGGCGTTGTCATCATGCCCGTGGATTACAGCGGCGGCCCCGTGGCCTTCGACCGCGACCACGGGTACGGCTGCCTGCATCCCGTTGCCCTCGACACCTCGAAGCCACGCGAGAAAATGCACATAGGCAGGCTGCCGGACGCCCGCGCCGGCCAGCGCACCCGCGCCCTGACCGACGAGGAGCGCGACGACTACGCCCAGGCTGAGGCGTTTTAGGGGGGGGGCCGTCCAGTGAAGTTCATCCTGCAAACGACGCCCACGGCGCAGGCCCGCCCCCGGCACGGCACAATCACAACGAAAACGGGGAAAACACTGCACATGACGTTCAAGAGCGAGCGTCAGCAAAGCAACGAGGCAACGCTGGACGCATTGCTTGCGCCATACGCCCCAGCCTCTCCCCTGCGTGGGCCTGTCGCCCTGTCATTCATCGCGGCGCTGCCCATGCCCAAGAACGCGAGCAAGACAGAACGCGAGGCCATGCTGAACGGCTGGGAGCTGCCCCTAAAAAAGCCGGATCTCGACAACCTGGCGAAACAGCTCAAGGACGCGCTGACCCGGTTGCAGTTCTGGGGCGACGACAGGCAGTGCGTCATCCTGTACGGGAAAAAAATCTGGGCGGTCAACGGCTATTGGGCCGTGAAACTGGAAAAAGTGAACGGCGGAGGGCTGGCATGAAACAGGCATTGAGGGCTCGCGGCGCCATCTCCTACCGCGAAATCCGGCGTGAATTTGGCAACGGCGATGAAAAGGCCGGGAAGGTATTGCTGGAAGACATAGCCCTGCGCCTGCGTCACGCCCGCAGCAAGCATCCCGTGTTCGCCACAAGCCGCGAAGAAGCCGTGGACGTCATCGGCGCGGAATGGGCGGAGATTGCTCAGGCCGTGGAACAGAACGAAGGGCCGGAGCGCGAGCGGTATGAAACGATCGACACCATTGCGACCTGCGTACGCATGGCCAACGGCGAAGACAGGAAGGCGGCGCCATGATCAGGAACATCCCGCGCTACAACGAGAACCCGGCCTGCGGCATGGTGGCCGACGATCTGGGCAGGTGGGTAACGTTCGTTGAACACAACAAGGCCGTGCTTGAACTGGAAAGCCAGATAAACGCCCTCGCCTATCTGCTCGCGCAGCACCAGGGCCGCAGTTCCGTGTACTGGCGAGAGCTCGCCCGCAGGGAGCTGGAGAAAACATAGACCCCTCATTTTGGCGCGAGATTGACGTGAGAGCGACGAAAAGGCTTTGACATGATGCGGAGTCATCTTGACCAAAAAAACGCGGCAGAGGGGACGCAAACGGCGTTTTGAGGCATGCCCGGTGTGCGGGGTGAGCGCCTTCCTGCTCAACGGGTGCAGGAAGGCCGGGCAATGCACCGTCGTTTACGGCGTGTGTTCTGCATGCCATGTCCATTTGCGGCGCGTCAAAACCGCCGCAGGCTGGGGCATGTGGCAACCCGTCAAGGCGCGGAACGTGTTTGCCGTGTCCTTGCCGCCACGCTGTGAATAATAAACCGTCCAGAAATTCCCCTTCCGCCTTGACCGCATTTTTCTCCACGGGCTACGCTTTCCCGCAAAAGGGAGCGTTCCTCATGCCCGTAGACATCGCTTTCATCTCCGCGTTCCTGAATCGTGAAGGCGTGGAAGGCCCGCGCCAGATGGTGGGCTACGTGCCCGCCCGGCCCGGCAACTTCACCGGCCGCCCAGGCCAGGACCCGGAGCGCTACACCGCCATCGGCGCATCCGGCGTCACCATCGCCACCGGCTGCGACCTGGGCCAGACCGACGCCGTCACCCTGCGCGAGTACGGCGTTTCTCAAGAACTCATTCAGGAGCTGTCCCCCTATATCGGCCTCAAGACGTCGGCCGCCATCCGCAAGCTGGCCGCAGCACCCCTGCGGCTCACCCCGGCATCCGCCGAGGAGCTGGATCACGCCGTGCACGCCGGGTACCTGCGCCGCTATGTGCGCCCGGCCTACGCCCATGACGCGGGCATCAGTTTTGACGACCTGCCGCCCCAGGCGCAGGCCGTCATCTTTTCGCTGTGCTTCCAGCTGGGCTGCGGGGGCGTGCGACGCCGAGCCCCGCTCACATGGAAGCTGCTCTGCCAACGGAAATGGAAGAACGCCTCGTTTGAGCTGATTACCGGCTTTCAGAACTACGCCCTGCGCCGCCGCATTGAGGGCCAGCTGCTCAAGGAGCTGGGCTGATGCGCGCCGTTCTCGGCATGGGCGCGGCGCTGCTGGCGAGTCTCGCCGTCAATGCGGCGCTGATAACGCACGCGGGCAGCCTCAGGGCCGAACGCGACCATGCGCTGGCCGAGATAGCCGTCCTGGAACAGGCCCGCGCCGCCGACGCGGACGCCATAGCCACCAGCAACCAGGCGCGGCAGGAAGCCGCACAAACCGCACAGGAGCGCCGGGATGCCCTGCATGAAGTGGAAAAAAACGCTGCTGACCTGTCTGACAGTGACTTTCTGTGCCGCCTTCGCGGGGTGTGCCTGCCGAACGGAAATCAGGGTGCTGACGCCTCCGGAAATCCTGCTGCAGGACTGCCCGGAGCCGACGCCGCCGGACGGCATGGAGGTCAATGATGTTCGTACCTACGCCATTGCCCTCACCCGCTACAACATCGACATCCGGGAACGGCTCAGCCAGTGCAATGCCGACAAGCGGGCATTGCGGCAGTTGGCCGCGCGCATGCGGGGAATTCACGGTGACTGAGCATCTGGCGGACTGGTCATACTACGCACAGGCGCTTGTAGCGCTCTGGCCCGTCAAGGCCGCCCTTGCTGCCGTGGCCGCCTGGCTCTCAGCAGAGCCGGGGCTGCTCTACTGGCTGACAAGCATGTGGTGCGCGGATTTGGCCTTCGGCCTGTTTGAGGCGTTCCGGCGCGGGAAATTCTCCTGCCGCATGTTGAAGCGCGGCGGAATGAAGATCCCCGCCTACTGCCTGTGCATCACGCTTGTGGCCGCAGTCGACGCCTGCATGGAGATGGCGTTTGGCGTGTCTGTGCCGCTGCTGGAAGGCTTCCTGGCCTACCTCGTGGCGCAGGAATCGGTCAGCGTCATGGGCCACATGATCCGCCTGGGCCTCCCTGTGCCGCCCATGGTGCGCAGGATTTTACTGCACGGCAAGCGCACGGTTGAAAAGAAGCTCGATGACGTCCTTGACGACAAGGACGGCGGGGACAGGTAGGGAAGGCATGGTTCGCGGCAATCCTGACAAACTGCGACCCGTCCGTACCAAGCAGGAAGCAAGCGAAAGGGGGCGCTCAGGAGGGAAAAAATCAGGCCAGGCCCGGCGCGAGAAAGCCGACCTGCGCAGGCTGCTGGAAATTCTGCTGGAAACGAAGCGCGGCGACACGACCACAGCGGAGGGCATCACCGCCGCGCTGGTGGACAGGGCGCTCTCAGGCGACGTGAAGGCATTTGAGACGATACGCGACACCATCGGGCAAAAGCCCGTGGAAAAGCGCGAGGACAAGGTGGAAGGCACGGTGCAGTTCACATGGCAGAAGTGAAGACGGTCGTTATCCCCTACAAGCCGCGCCCGCTGCAGCTGAAATTCCACGAGGAGCGCACCCGCTTCTGCGTGCTGCTGTGCCACCGCCGCTTTGGGAAGACCGTCGCCGCCGTCAATGACCTCATTCGCGCCGCCCTGAGTTCCACCCGCAACGACTGGCGCGCCGCCTATGCCGCCCCCTTCTATTCGCAGGCCAAGCAGGTTGCTTGGGACTACATCAAGCGCTTTGCCGCCCCCGTGCCTGGTGTGAAGTTCAACGAGAGCGAGCTGCGCGTGGATTTCCCGAACGGCGCGCGCATCCGCCTGTACGGCACGGACAATGCCGACGCCCTCCGCGGCCTGTACTTGGACGACCTGGTGCTGGACGAGCCCGCAGACATGGTGCGCAGCGTGTGGACGCAGGTGCTGCGCCCCATGCTGGCTGACAGGCAGGGCCGGGCACTGTTCTGCGGCACGCCGCACGGCACGGAAAACCTCTTTTACGACGTGTGGCAGCAGGCCGGGGACGACACAAGCGGCCTGTGGTCGCGCTTCCGCTTCCCGGCATCGGAGACGGGCTATTTGCCTGCGGCGGAGCTGGAAGCGGCCCGGCGCGCCATGGACGCGGCCGAGTACGCGCAGGAGTTTGAATGCTCCTTTGCCGCCGCCGTGCGCGGGGCCTACTACGCCGATCTCATCGACGCGGCGGAGGCTGACGGGCGCATCGGCAACGTGCCCGCTGACCCTGCCCTGCCCGTCAACACGGCGTGGGACTTGGGCATGGATGACGCCACGGCCATCTGGTTCTTCCAGGTGGAACGCAGCGGGACGTGGCGTTTCGTGGATTACTACGAGGCCAGCGGCGAAAGCCTGGCCCACTACGCCAAGGTTCTGCAGGACAGGGGATACCTCTACGAAACCCACATTGCCCCGCATGACATCCGTGTGCGGGAGATGGGCACGGGCAAAAGCCGCCTTGAGACGGCGGCTGGGCTCGGTATCCGCTTTGACGTGGCACCGCAGCTGCAGGTGCAGGACGGCATAGACGCCGTGCGCCGCAGGCTGCCGCTGTGCTGGTTCGATGCGCAGAAGTGCGCCGCTGGCCTCAAGGCCCTGCGTTTCTACCGCCGGGAATGGCGCGAGGAGTTCAACGTCTATGCCTCCCGGCCCCGCCATGACTGGACGAGCCACGGCGCGGATGCCCTGCGCTACGCCGTCACTGGCTATCATGGCCGCATGGATTTGAGCAGCGCCCCGCGCAGGGCCAATACGTCATACGACATGTGGAGCTATGCATGAACATGTACCGCATGGTCTACCACTACAAGCACATCACCGACGAGCGCGTGCGGTCAGAACTCTACAACAAAATGATTGTTGAGGGGCTGGCAGATGCCGCTTTTCCGTGCGGCAGGATGCGGCTGGACGAATGGCTGCGGCTGACAGCGCCGCGTGACGGCAATGTTTTCGGCGTGTCGCTTGACATTTTCGGGCACTACCACGGCATGGCGCTGTTCCGTGAGCGCGAGTACCGCATGTGGGCCTTCGATTTTTGCAGTTTCCGGGCCGGGTTTGACTGGGCCGTGGAGCAGGCGCGCGGAGCGTTCCGCTGGATTTTCAGCATAACGGACGCGACCAGCCTCTACGGCGTGACGCCCGTCACGCACCGCGCGGCACGGCGCCTGGCGGAAAGCTGCGGCTTTGTGCAGTGCGCTGTGCTTCCCTCGGCCTGCTGGCTGGCGCGGCGCGGCAAATATGTGGACGGCGTGCTGGTGCTCTGCACGCCACAAACCTTGGAGGATAGCGAGATGGGATTTGGAGGAGGAGGCGGCGGCAGCGCCCCGGAAGTGCCGCCCACACCCAAGGCGGAAGTGACGAAGCCCGTCACCGAGGCGGCCACCGCCGCGCGGCAGAACCAGAAGGACAAGGCGGCCAAGGCGGCGGGCCTGCGCTCCACCATTTTGACGGGTGAGGGCGCGCTCGGCGCGAACGGCAGCAACAACCAGGGCAAGACGCTCCTGGGCCAGTAGAGGGAAAACGCCATGGCCGTGGACATTGAACGCCTGAACGTGCGCTACGAGAGCCTGCGCAACGAGCGCGCGGCCTATGACGCGGCCTGGCGAGACCTGGCGGAGCATTTTCTGCCGACCAGGTTCAAGGTGGACAGCGACACGTCCGCGCCGAAGCCTGAGATTCTCAACCGCAAGGTTGTGGACAGCACGGGCATCATTGACATGGGCACGCTGGCCGCCGGGATGCAGGGCGGCATGTCCAGTCCCGCGCGGCCGTGGTTCAAGCTGGCTCTGGCTGGAGCCGAAGTCAGCGAAGACAGCGAGGCGGCGGCATGGCTGGACGAAGTGACGGAACGCATGCGCACGCTGCTGCACCGCTCCAATTTCTACAACGCCGCGCATGCCCTCTATGGCGACCTGGGCACCTTCGGCCCCGGCCTTCTGCTGGAGACGGCGGACTGGGACGGCCTGCATTTCCGGCTCATCCCCTGCGGGGAGTATGTGCTGGATACTGACCAGAACGGGGACGTGGACACGTTCATGTACCGTACGCGCATGACGGCCCGGCAGATCGTGCAGAAGTTCGAGGAAGGCAGGATTCCGCCCTATGTGCTGACGGCGGCGAAAACGCCCGGCAATGTGGAGAACTGGTTTGACGTGGTGCACGCCGTGTTCCCGCGTTCGGACAGGATGTACGGACGCATGGAAGGCCGGAACATGCCCTGGGCTTCCGTGTGGTGGCTGCGCGGCGGCGGGGCACATAACGGCATGAGCCGGGCGGCGGTGCTGCGCGAGAGCGGCTTCGAGGACTTCCCGGCCTTCGCCCCGCGCTGGGACGTGACGGGCATCGACAAGTACGGCCGCTCACCGGCCATGAACATCCTGCCGGACTGCCGCATGCTGCAGCAGATGGGCGCGACCACGCTCAAGAGCATGCACAAGGCGGTTGACCCGCCTCTGCTGGTCCCCGCCACGTCAAAGGCTGTGGAAGTCAACAACGTGCCGGGCGGACTCACGTACGTTGACCCGCGTGACCAGGGCATGGCGCAGATTCAGCCGCTGCATCAGGTAGACCCGCGCCTCATTGCCGCTGCCGAGGAGAAGATCAAGGGCGTGCAGCAGAAGATCCACGACGGGCTGTTCGCTGACCTTTTCAAGCTGCTCATCATGGACGACCGCCGCCAGATAACGGCAACAGAAATCGAGGCGAGGGAGCGGGAAAAGCTCATCCTTCTTGGCCCCGTGGTGGACAGGCTGGACAGGGAATTCCTCTCCCCGCTCATCAAGCGCACGTTCTCGCTGATGCGCCAGTACGATTTCCTGCCGCCTGCCCCGCCGTCCATTGAGGGCGCGGAACTGCGCGTGGAGTTCGTCTCGGTCATGGCGCAGGCGCAGAAGCTGGTCAGCACGTCTCCGCTGGACCAGACTATGGCTTTTGTGGCCGGGCTGGCCCAGGCCGGAGCGCCGGAAGTGCTGGACAACATCGACACTGACGTGGCCGTCAGGATGTATGCCGACAAACTGGGCGCGCCCGCGTCCCTGCTGCGCAGCGAGGAGGACGTGGCGGCCATCCGGCAGCAGCGGGCGCAGGCGCAGCAAATGGCGGCGCAGCAACAGGAAATGGCGCAGGGCGTGGCCAATGCGCAGGGCCTGAGCAACGCGGCCCGCAATCTCGGGGCGACGCCGGTCGGCGCGGACGGGCAGACGGCCATGGATGCGCTTCTCGGTGGCCTGGGAGGCATGTGATGGACGAGCAGACCCGAAGGCTGTGCAACGCCATCACGCTTCTGGCCGATGACAAGTACGGTCGGGAGTTTTTGCGCTGGCTGCTCAACAACAGCGGCATCATGCGCAGTGCCGGCGCTCCTGCGGACATGGCGCACGCCGGATATGCAGAAGGAAAAAGGATAATGGGAGAGCTTGTGCTCACCCTCATTTATGCGGCGAAGCTGCCTGCCGGGCAGGTGGCGGATATTTTTCGGGAGGAAATAGACCATGGCTGATGTGAATACCACCGCCCCTGCGGAGGGCGCGGCCAACACCACGCAACAGAACAACGCCCCGGCCCCTGCGGCGAATACGACGGCGAATCAGGGCCAGACGCTGCTCACGGCGGGCGACGCGGCGAACCCGAACGCGCCCCAGCCTGCCGCACAGCCCGCCCCCGCCCCGGCGCAGGCCAGGCCCGCCGAGCCGGAGGCCTACGAGCTCAAGGCCCCGGAGGGCTACCCCATCAATGACGACGCCCTCAAGAACCTCAACGCCCTGTGCAAGGACGCCAAGCTGACCAAAGCGCAGGGCGAGGCCGTCATGAAGTACCTGCACGGCAACTACACGGCCTTTCAGGAGGGGCAGGCCGCACAGGTGAAGAAATGGGCCGAAGAGGCCCGCGCCGACAAAGAGTTCGGCGGGGACAAGTTTGACGCCAACGTGGCCGACGCCAAGCGCGGCCTCGCCACGTTCGACACGGACGGGAGCATCCGCGCCATGCTGGAGGAAACCGGCTACGGCAACCACCCTGCCGTCCTGAAAATCTTCGCCCGCGTCGGCAAGGCGCTGGGTGAAGACCGGCTGGAGGCTGGCGGCAACGCACGGGAGGACAAGCCGCTTGAAGACCGTTTATGGCCTGACATGAAATAACCAAAGGAGAAAACGTCATGTCGTACAAAAAGGGCCTTGTGGCCACCCTTGCCGAGCTGGAGGATTTCTATAAGGGCCAGCCCGCCGGGGAAGTGATTGAGCTGATGAACCAGACCAACGACATCCTGTCGGACGTCCAGTGGATGGAGAGCAACCAGAGCGACGGGCACCTGACGCGCATCCGCACCGGCCTGCCCGAAGTGTACTGGCGCCGCCTCTACAAAGGCACGCCGCCCTCCAAGTCGCAGTGGAGCCAGGTGAAGGAAGTCTGCGGGATGCTGGAAGCCCTGCAGGAGCTGGACGTGGCTGAGGTGGAGCTTTACGGCGACAAGGCGCGCGCCTTCCGCCTGAGCGAAAGCAAGGCCTTCGCGGAAGCCATGCGCCAAAAGGTGGCCTCCACCCTCTTCTACGGCGACAACGGCGCCACGCCCGACGAGTTCAACGGCTTCGCCATGCGCTACCCCAGCACCAGCTCGCCCAACGTCATCACCGCTGGCGGCAGCACCGCCAACAAGGAAACGTCCATGTACTGCATTGCCTGGGGCGCCGACACCGTGCACGGCCTCTACCCCAAGGGCAGCACGGGCGGCCTGCACAATGAAGACCTGGGCAAGTACATGACGACCGACTCCGGGGGCAACAAGTTCCAGTGCGTCGGCGACAAGTACAACTGGCGCTGCGGCCTGGCCGTGCGCGACTGGCGCGCCGTTGTGCGCATCTGCAATATCGACAGCACCAAGCTGACCGTGCGCAAGGGGCAGACCGGCTACATCGACCTGCAGGCGCTGACCATCAAGGCCAAGAACCTGATGCCCGCCAACATGCGCAACCGTGCCATCTGGTACTGCAACCAGGACGTGCTCACCGCCCTTGAGCTGCAGGCCATCGACAACGGCAATGTGCAGCTGGTCTACGGCGAGCAGTTCAATTCCAAGGCCGTGCCGTTCCTGCACGGGCGTCCCATCCGCCAGTGCGACGCCATTGTGTCCACCGAAGCCGTGCTGTCCTAAGGAGGTGCACCATGATTCTTGACGACAATCTGATCTTCTTTGAAGCGGCTAGCCTTGGCAGCGCGGTCACTTCGGCTGCCGTGCCGCTGAACAGCCTGAAAAAACCCGGCCGCGAGGAGCCGATCTGCGTGTTCGCCATGTGCAACCAGACGGCAGCAACCGGCACGAGCATCACGCTCAAGCTTCAGGAAGCGGACAGCGAGTCCGGCGAATATTCTGACGTCCCCGGCTCCAGCGAGACGATCCTCACCGCCGCCCTGGTCAAGGGCGCAAGGATCTATCTGCGCTGGCTGCCCGGCAACGTGAAAAAGAACTGGCTCAAGGTGGACGTCACCCTGACCGGATCCGATTTCACCGCGGGCAAGATCACCGCTGCCATCGTGCGCGAGGACAGCCTGCCGTATGAGGCGGGCCTCTACATCGATAAGGGCCGCGTGGTTGGATAGTCGGAAGCAAAAACGGGCGGGGTCGGCGACGGCCCCGCCCTTCAAGGAGAACGCAAAATGGCAGTGAGCGATTGGAGCACGAATCCCGTGGAGAATACGCAGCTCGGCGGGTACAACCTGTCCGGCCCGTATGGTCAGATGTTTGCGGAGCTGATGGCGCAGATCAAGGCTGCGATGAACGGCGAGGACAGCGAGATCGGCACCTGGACGAGCGAGGAGAGGACGGACACCGTCAAGGCGGCCATCGAAGCGATAGAGGCCGAGATCGGCGCGTGGACCGACCCGACAGAAGAAACGACCGTCAAGGCGGCGATAGAAGCTCTCAGGCCGGAAGACGGGGCCGGAGACTAGCGGGGTGAGCGATGCAGGTCAGCAAGATGCAGGTGTGGAACATGGCGCTGGGCTTCATCGGCACGCGCAATGTGGCCTCGGAAGACGAGGTGACGCCTGAAGCGCAGCAGTGCGCCCTCTACTGGGACGCCGCGCGCCGCCAGGCATTGCGGGACTATCCATGGAATTTCGCGCAGCGCCGCGTGGCGCTCGCAGAACGTCCCCTCCCTGATGCATGGGCCGGGGAATACCGTTTTGCCTACGCCCTGCCCAGCAAGTGCCTCAAGCTGCACCGCGTTCTGCGCAAGGACGCCGTGGCGCGCCCCCTGTGCCGCGTGCCGTTCCGGCTCGCGCATGACACGAAAGGCATGACCATCCTGCTGACCATGGAGGATGCGGCCTGCGCCGACTACACTATTGACGTTGAGGACGTGAGCCTGTGGGACGACCTTTTCACCGGCCTCATGGCCCGGCGTCTGGCTTGTCTCATTGCCATCCCGCTGTTCAAGAACAATACGCAGAAGATTCAGGAACTGGAACAGCTTTACAGGGCGGCCATCCCTCCGGCGTATGAAGCCTCCGCTTCTGAAGAAGTGGCAAAACCCATGGATGACACCTGGCTGCTCTCGCGCGGCTGGTGACAGGAGAACACGATGACGCTTGAATCCAATCTCTCCAAAGTGGTCTTCAACGGCAACGGGGCAGCCACGGAGTTCCCCTTCACATTCAAAGTGTGGGACGCTGGCCAGATTGCAGTGACGGTGTCCGGCCCTGATGGCTATGCCGAAGACGTGACTGCCGGCGCGGCTATTGTTCTTGATGCCGATGCGGGCGGGACGGTGACATACCTGCAAGACGGCGCCCCTCTGCCCTCCGGCTACAAGCTCGCCATCACCCGCAATATGCCGTTCCTGCAGCGCGTGGATCTCGTTTCCGCCACACGCTTTGACCCGCAGGTCATGGAGGACGCGCTGGACACGGCCGCAGCCGAGCGTCAGGAACTGAGGGAGAAGGTGGATAGGGCTGTGCTGGTGGACGCCACAGATGCAAGAACTCCTGCAGAATACTCCAGAGATTTTTGGGCGGCGCATGATGATGTTTTGACTATGCGGGATAACGTCGAAGAAATGCTCCGTGAAATAGGGACAGAAGTCGGGACACACTCGTATGTCACGTCGTCTGGCTCTACCACTGCTCGGACTCTGGGCGACCGCTTCGCCGACATCATCAACGTCAAGGACTTCGGGGCCACAGGTGATGGGGTGACGGATGATACGGCGGCGATTCAGGCGGCGTTGGACTATGCAAAATCTCAGGGAAAGCCGTGTTTTGCTACGGGTGAATACAAGGTTACAAGTACCATCTATATAAACAGCACTTGTTATTTTTCAGAGGCGACATTTAAGGCTGATGGTGCAAGCGTTTCGCCTGTTCTTGGCGTTGGCAGTAAAACATATAACCAAGGCTTTCTTCCTAGGCAAGTGCGTTTTGAATTGCCAAAAGTGGAAAACATAGGAAGAGATTACAATAGCGCATGGACAGGATATACGGATTCAATAGGCGTTCAGATATACAACGCGGCTGAATGTGAGTTTAGAATATCAAAAATATCTAAGTTCTGGAAAGGATTGTATTTGTCTGCATGGGGAACATGTCTGGCGTACTGTACTTTTTATTTGGATTATCTTGAATGTAATCATACGAATCTTATTATTGATATTGTGGATGAGACTGATTCTGATGGAACAGTACATAGCGGCTGGGTAAATCAGAATTTGTTCTTGGGGGGGGCGATTCGCGCAATTCAATAATGAAGCTCACGATGGTGATGAGGTTCAAATCGCCATACAACATACTGGTAGAGCCGGTTTAGGGCCAAACAACAATACATTTATTGGGCCTTGTTTGGAAGGTGAAGACTTAAAATACAATATCACGATTTCTGGAAGTTATAATTACTTTCTAAATCCTCGTCTGGAATACACAGCAAAAATTTTATTTTTTGCTGAATCTGGACAACGAACAACAAACAATACTATAAATTCAGGATTTAACAACCCTTCAGGTATTCTTGAAATAGATAGTGTTAACAATAGCGGTTCCACATGGGGGGTGTCCTTTAACAGAATTTGTGGAAACGGTAATGATAAGGTAATTGGAACTGGTGGTGGTTTTCACTCATACGGTACTTATAGTACTTCTCATCCAGATATTAGGGGTTTCGGGCCTTATGCTGACCCTGTGATTGAGGCTGATGATAGCAATAAATGGGTATGGCAAGCAGGGCAAATGGGCATAGAGACACATATTACTGGCGCTTCATACCCCCAAGTAAAAATTAGAGAGCATATTTTGCTTGGGTCTGGAACTGTAGCTCCTTTCATAAAAATTGTTGGCAATACTAACTATAAGCAACTGATTTTCGGCAGCACTGATGCCAACAACAACCTTGCTTATGTAATTCCGGAAGTTTCTGGGGAAACAACTTTAGGACATTCAAACCGTCTGTGGTCGCAAGTTTTTGCAGCTACTGCCACAATAAATACTTCTGATGAACGCAAGAAAGAATCAATAGAAAAAATATCCGATGATTTATTGGATGCTTGGGGAGAAATATCTTTCGTTGATTTTCAGTTTAAGGACGCAGTTGGTCTGAAAGGAAGTGAAAAAGCTCGTATTCATGCAGGCGTGGTAGCGCAGCGTGTAAGAGATATTTTTGAAAAGAAAGGATTAGATGCGTCAAGGTACGCTTTTTTCTGCCATGACGAATGGGATGCACAGCCAGAAGAAACAGAAACAGAAGAAATACTTGTTCAAGAAGCAGTCTTGGACAAAGATGGAAACATTATTGTCCCTGAAAAGCGAGAGACAAAAACAACGGTAACAAGACAGGCTCAGGATGCTGGCGACGCATACGGGATACGATATGAAGAAGCTCTGTGTATTGAGGCTGCTTATCAGCGGCGTCGTGCTGATAGATTGGAAGCCAGAATCGCGGCCTTAGAGGAAAAGCTGGCATGACGTTCATAGAATTTCTAGGCGGCGATACTACGCCCATTGAACACAGCATTATCTGTCCGCAAAAGCCAGGGAGGGTGCGTAATGCCCCGCATATGCTGGAACAACTTTACGGGCGGCGAGGTGGCAAAAACCTTGACGGCCCGCTGGAATCTGGAGCGGTTTCCGAACTTCTCGCAGGCCATGGCCAACATGCTCCCCGGCCTGCACGGGGATGCGGCACGGCGGCCAGGCACCAAGTATGTGGCCACCCTTCCCGGCTATTCCGTGCTCATTCCTTTTTCGTTCAATGCCGAGCCGGAAAACAACTTCGTTCTGGTTTTTTCTGACCATGCCCTGCGCGTCTCCAACGGGCGGGACAACCTTTCCGAACCCATTGCCGCGCCCTACGCCGCCGAAGACCTGCTTGACATATCTTGGGGGCAGGTTGGCGACGTGGTGTATCTTGCACACCAGGAATATGCCCTGCACAAGGTGACGCGCTCAGAGAGCGGCACGCCCGGCGTCTACGCCTGGGGCATTGAAGAGGCGGTGCTGAACCAGAGCCTTGATGCCCCGGCGCAGCCCACGGTCACATTTTCCAGCGGCACGGGATACACGCTGCGCTACAAGGTTGTGGCCGTGGATGCCAACGGGCGGCACAGCCTGCCCTCCCCGGCAGGCGAGGTCAACGGCAAGCACCCGTCCGACTGGACGCAGGGCAACCATGCGACAATCACCTGGCAGGCCGTGGATGGCGCAACCGAATATAACGTCTACCGCGAAGAGGCGGGCTACTACGGCTTCATCGGCATAACTGAGGCGGGCAGCGCCACGGGCGGCACGGTGTCCGGCCTCAAGGTGGGCGCGAAAACGGCAAGCCTTGAACACTATTCCGGCAGCATCACGCGCACCCGCGTGGTGGGCAACGGGCATGTGCCGGACAGCGACAGTACAAGCAACCTGACTGTAGCGTCAAACGCCTCCCAGAACGCATTCGTTGTGGACGGCATGGCGTTCATTTATGTCACAAAAACGGCCACCACCACAACGTGGACAAGGTCGTACGACCCTGACTATGGAACAGAAACGTGGACGTCTTCCACATCATCGTCCACGGAAAAATTCTGGGTTATGGTGACATATTCCGGCGCGAACCCTGCCGGAACATACTCAACGTACAGCACCGGCAGCCTTGGCAGCAATGCGGCGTATCCTTCCGGCACAGTGAGCCTCTACACTGTATCTCCCGTTTTTTCCGGCGCCAGCACCCTCACGTTCATCGACAACAACTATGAGGCCGACACCTCCGACACCCCCCGCGAGGACTGGGATCCCTTTGCCGACGGCAACAACCCCGGCGTTGTAGCCTTCCACCAGCAGCGCATGGTGCTGGCCGGGTGCAAGAAAGACCCGTCCTATTTCTACATGTCCCGCACGGGCGACTTCGAGAACTTCCGCAAGTCCCGCCCCCTGCAGGACGACGACCCCATTGAGTACATGATCGCCTCCGGCTCCATCAATGCCGTGACGTGGGCCGCCAGCTTCGGCGACCTGCTGCTCGGCACCACCGGCGCGGAATACAAGGCCACCGGC